GAACCGCACAAAGCCATCCAGCGTGTTCGTGATTTTTTCCAGCACACTGCGCAGCGTCTCATTGGCATCAATCAGGGCGGAGATGCCATAGAGCGTGGGGTTGCTGTCACACGCCGTGGCCACGGCGTTGAAGCTGGTGGCATCGAGCGCGGCGGCCGGCAGGCCGATGCAGTTCTCATTGGTGAGAATATCCGCCACCACGGCCGCTGGATTCGCCTGGCCATCCGTCAGCCCGGCCGGGCCGCCGGTGACCACGGATTGCGTGGGGGCTTTTCGCACCACTACTTCCACGTTGGGCGCGGATTGGATTTCCTGCCCAAGCAGGAAGTTGATCAGCACAATGTAGCAGACGCCGGCGTAGGGAGGATGCGTCTGACCCGCGTCATTGTTTGCCGCCTCCAAATTGGGGTCAACGGTCTGCGCGGCCGTGCCCCAATAGAACCGCAGCACGCCGTAGTAGGTGCCGTCGCTGGTCGTGATGCTGAAATCGTTGTAGGCGGCTGAGCCACGGGCGAAGGTGTATTCCGTCCACCCCTCCAACCCGCTGCCGGGCGCGTTGGCTTGGCTGGCGGTGTGGTTGGTGGTGCAGACCCACGTCTGCGCGTCATAGACGTAGAGATTGCCCGCGACAATCGCGAGGCCAACCGTCCACGGCGTGCCTTGCGGCCAGACCTCCTGGCCGTCCAGGATGATGGAGACCAGCGCGTCCACCGGCCCGATGCACACGCCACAGGCAATCGTGCCGTAGTAGTCATACGTTGTGCCTGCACCGCCTGATTTGCCACCGCCCATAATTTATTTTTTGCTGGGCACCTGTGAGGGTGCCGGTTTGGTTTGGAGGTTATACACGCCGCTCATGGCCTTGACGGCAATCTTGCGCGTGCCGGCGACGAACGGCAGCGGCACCGCCTGCTGGCTGTTGCTCGTCTGCTGGTCCTGAATGCCGAACGGTTGCGGTTGCTGTTGTGTTTTATTTCCAAACATAGGTTCTTTTTAGCCACGGATTGAACACGGATTAAACACTGATGCCTGGCGGCTTCTCACCGCGTCCGCCCCGGTTGTTAATCTGTGTTTCATCCGTGTTCAATCCGTGGCCAGTTTTTTGGCCGCCTGCAAAGGCCGCCAGACGCGTTTTACCATGCGCATGAAGACGGCGTCGCGGATTTCGCCGAGGATCACGCCTTCGCCCCGGATGCAGTGGATGAACGCCCCGTGCTCCGCCAGCACCAGGCCGCAGTGATGCACACACCCGCCGAAGCGGATGCCCAGCACATCGCCCGGCTGCGCCACGACGAAGGCCGGGCCATCAATCAGCGCGAACCGGTCCGCGTGGGCGGCCATGAATTGTTCCACCAACGAATCCGTGTGCGCCTGGCCCCACTCCATTGGCTCATCCGGCAACGCGAACCCCGCCGGCAACGCGCCGGTTTCAATCAGGATGCTGCCCACCAACTTCTGGCAAGAGACCCCCGCGCCCCGGATGGCCGCATTCGGCACAAACGGCGTGCCCAGCCAGGGCAAGGCAGCGGCTTTGAGGGCGGCGATTCGTTCCGGTGAGTCAAAGTAGGGATTCATTTTTTATTTGGCCACAGATGCACACAGATGAAACACAGATGCCTGGCGGCCAAGCGCCCGGTTCTGGCCGGTTTTTTAATCTGTGTTTCATCTGTGTTCATCTGTGGCTAAGAATTATTTCTTCCCGCCGCCCGTAGGCTGGCTGATTTTGAGCACAAACGGATTTCCCACCGGTATCCACGGGAAACCGCCGAAATTATCGCCATTGGCAAACGTGTTCAGGGCCGTTTCGTATTGGCCATCGTAGCCGGGATACAGCAGCACGGCATCGCCCACGCTCGGGGCCGTGGCCAGCGGCGAGGACAGGTGCAGCGTGATCTGCCCCGCTGTGACCGCCGAGGAATCCGCAATCATCCGGTATTGTGTGGCCGCGCCCGCGTGGGTGAGCGCCAGATAGCCAGCGGCGAAGAAATGCGCCACGGTCGTGGTCGAGTTCGTGCTGGTGATGGTGCCGACCACCAGCGTCGCGCTCGGCACGGCGTAGCTCACCACCACCGCGCTCCATTGCCAGTCCGCCGGCGCGAGGCCATTGGCCGTCTCGAATAGCACAAAGTTGTCATTCTGCTGAAAGAGCCGGCGCGCTGCGCTGCGGTCAAACATCCAGTTCAAGCTCGCCGCATTCGCCGTCAGGATCGGGCCATCCAGCGACACGTCGGAAATCTCGCCGCTGAAATAGCAGCGCAGGTTGCCGGCGGCATTGCCGGTGACATCCGCCTCGTAGATGGCCAGTTCCAGCGGCCATTCCAGTTGGAACGGCACCAGCAACGCCAGCGGATTGCCGGCGAAATTGCGCGCCTTGATGGTCACATTCTGCCGCTCTAGCGAAGCCGACTCGGTAATCTTGTCATTCTCCATCGGCGCGGAGGTGTAAACGTTGCCGTCGCCATCCGTGAGGTTGCGCTCGAAATTGGTGAAGTAAGAAACCGTATTCGCGCCCGGCGTAGTTAGCGTGAACACATAAAGCATGGCCGTTGTGGGCAGCGCGCCCATCGTGGTGCCGAGCGTTTCGCCGGCGGCGGCCGCCATCTCCCAGGGCAACTCCTTGAACTTCACCGTGGCGGCCGCCAGCGTGGGGCTGACGAAATTCAATTCCAGCTTGAGCGTGTCGAACCGCGCCAAAACGAGCGATTCCACGGTGGTTAAACCCGCGTTAAACGCCGTGCCGACCGCCCCGGACAGCGTCCAGGTATTGCCTGCCACGCCAATGACCGCCAGCGGCACGGCGGCCGTAGGGGACTTGAGGATGATGAAGCCGTTGTTGCCCAGCGCCGCGCCGTTGTCCACGGTCAGCGTGGTGTCGGTGGTCAGCACGCTGGCGGTGAGGCCCGCTTCAATCAATCCCGCTGGCAGCCAGAAGGATTTGCTTTCGCCGCCCACCGTCACAAAGAACGAAAGCAGATTCAGCGCGTCCACGGCCAGCAGCGTGAACCCTTGCTGAATGCGCCGGCGACTGGGTTGCGTGTAGTAGAACGATGCCAGCGGCCGCGTCGCGCCGATCTGGTCTCGCGTGATGTCCACCTCCGCCGCCAGGCTGGTCGGGCGGCTCGTCCAGTCCGGCCCGAAGGGAAACAGTGGCCGCACCGCGCCCGTGGCCGCCAGCCCGGCCGGAGCCGCAAAAGTGGGTGGGGTGAGCAGCGTGGTGTCGTTCTCCTTGAAATGCCAGGCCACGGCCGCGCCGGTCATGCAATCCAGCGGCACATCGGGAATCTCCGCCAGCATCCCCACCATCAGCGGATAAGCGAACCGCGCAAACCCTGTGCCCAGCGCCGAGGCCGGCTGAATGCTCGGCGCGCTCGCGCCATCCAGCAACACATACCAGCTCGCGGTGATGGCGGGCAGCGTCCCCGCCGCGAAGCCGCCGGGCCAGAACGGGCAGAGCACCGGCTGCACATTCAGCGCCTGGAGGGAATTGCGGAGCGTGGTCAGCGCGGCGTCGCCATTGACGTAGCTGGTGAACTTGAGCTCGAGGCGCAGCGTGTCGCCCGTCTGCCGCCGCGTCTCCTTGCCGGTGAGGCTGCGCTCATAGCTCGCCGGCATGGTGGCCGCCAGCGTCAAAGGCGTGGCCCAGTCCGGCGCGTCATCGAGCAGGAACGCGGGGTTGCCGTTGAAAGTAACGGAAATCATCGGGAGATTTTGTGGGCGTTGCGGGCCATCACATCCACCACGTAAGCCTCATGGGCGTCGCTCTTGTGGAAGTGCTCCATCATCTGGTTGGGATCGGTGAAACCATAGACCGCCAGATTCGTCTTGTTGCTCACCACTGCGCCGGCCGCCCCGGCGGCACCGCTGCCGGCGGCGTTGTTGTGCATCGCGTCCAACACGGGCACACCGATGCGGTTCACGGCCGCCTGGCTGAACACATACTCCCCCTTGTGAACAATCCCCGCCGGCTCGTGAACGCCGCCCGCACCGGTATAGCCGCCGGTGTCGAAGGCCGCCAAGCCCAGGGACATCGCCTCCGCCGCGCCGATGAAGCCGGGAGCCGCGACCGCCGCCGCGCCCAAGGTGCCGATGGTGGCCATCACCGCTGCCGGCGTCCAGATTAGCGCCTGGGCCGCCGCAATCGGCGCACTGGCCGCCATGGCCGCCGCCATGATTGAACGGCCGCCAATCGCCATGATAGCTTGGGTGAGCAGCCAGCGAACGCCCATTTGCACAATGGCCGAGATCACCTCGTTCAAAATGCTGTTGGCAATGGACCGCAGCGCCTGGCCCCACGTCATCGTCCCTTCAATCAGCCCGGTGATGCCATGGCTGATGGACTGTACGGCCGTGTTAAACACATTTTGAAACGTCGTTGCCAGCGTGCTGAAATTGATTTCCGCCTGGTCGCGCAAATTGGCAAACATCGTCCCGAACGCCACGGCCGGATTCTGGCTTTTCTGCGCCTCATACATCTTGTCGCCGATGTCCGCCTGTTGGTGCTTAAGTTCTGTGATTTGCTTTTCCGCCTCCAGTTGGGCCGCCACATCCGTGGTTTGCGCGTGGATCAATTGCAACTCCTCGATGCGCTGAGCGTTCAATGCTTCAAGCTGGCTGTAAAGGGTCGTTAATTGGGAGTCCTTTTCGCTTTGCGTGGAAAACTGGTCGCCCTGCACGTTCTTAATCTTCGCCTGCAAATCACCGCGCGCAATTTCCTCTTGGAGAGCCCGCGTCTTTTGGATTTCGGCCTGATACTCATGAACACCCTGTACCC